CGAGTCCTTGATCCTCTGTCTTACTTTAATCCGCAAAACACCTTATCGCCTTATTACGGCTTACTAAGCCCACTTCGCAAGTTGCGTGTCTCAGCTACGGTAAGCAATGTCGGCTACTTCCTGTTCTCTGGTTACACGACTGAGTACCTTTATACTTACCCTAAAGGGCAAGAGACTGGGTATGTGGACATTATCTGTTCAGATGCTTTTAGACTTATGCAGCAAGCAACAGTTACTACAGTTGCCAGCGCTACAGCAGGGCAAGATACCGGCACACGCATAGGCAAAATACTTGATCAAGTCTCATTCCCTACCTCGATGCGCACAATAGACACAGGTATAACAACCTGCGTGGCTGACCCAGCAACAGCCAGAACTTCCCTCGATGCAGTAAAAAATTGCGAATTCAGCGAACAGGGCGCTTTCTTTTTTAACCAAGAAGGCACAGCAGTATTCTTAAACCGTACCAATACGATCAAGAAGTATGGCGATACTCCGATTGAGTTTAATCAAACAACTGGCATTCCTTACACAAACCTAGTCTTTGCATTCGATGACAAGTTGATCATTAACAGCGCTGGCATGACACGCGTAGGTGGCACACAGCAAGTCTCAGAGAATGCAACCTCGATCGCCAAGTACTTCCCTCACCAGTCAAACCAAGACAACCTAGTAGCCCAGACCGATACAGATACTCTCAATATAGCCAGAATATATGTAGCGACCAGACAAGAGACTACTATTCGCATTGACGCAATGACCGTCGATCTACTTGATCCAGATGTACCAACTGCAACTATGCTGGACTTGGATTACTTCCAACCTCTAAAAATTACAAATGTGCAACCCGATGGCTCAACAATTGTAAAGACACTGCAAGCCCAAGGCTTTGCTTGGAATATCACGCCCAACTCCATGCAAGTTACAGTAACCACACTTGAGACCCCTGTCGAAGGGTTCATTCTTTCAAGCGTTGTATCAGGTATAATCGGCACTAACATATTGGCGTATTAGGAGAAATAATGGCAATAGGCTTTCCAGTAAAGGCAGATTATGTAGTAGGAGATGTCCTCTCGGCTGCCAATATGAACGATCTATCAGGAACACTTAACTACCTTGACCCAACAGCAAAAGGCGATCTATTCCCTGCAAGTAGCGGAACTGCGTTAACTCGCCTAGCAGTTGGCGCTAACGGCACAGTCTTAACTGCCGACTCGGCAGAGGCTACTGGATTAAAGTGGGCAGCAGCAGCTACAGCCACAGACATATCTTGCCGCGTCTATCAAACGACTACAACAAGTCTCAGCACGACTTTTGCTACTCTAGCCTTTGGCGCTGAGAACTTTGATACAGATACTATGCACGATAACTCAACAAATAACAGCCGCATAACTATTAAGACAGCGGGAAAGTTTAGCGTGGGCGGTCAGGCATCAACAGCGGCAAACGCTGCGCTAGGTGTGCGAATACTCCTAAATGGCACAACAGTAATTTCACGCGTATTTCAAGGTAATAGCGGTGTAACCGAAGGCGCAAATGTAAGCACTATTTACGACTTTGCATTAAATGATTATATTGAATTACAGGCAGCCCTTGGATCAGGAACAGGAACTACCTCAGGCGATGGCACACTACAAAACTTCTGGGCGGTCAAATTATGATAATTGAAAAGCAACTTCAGCCTAATTTTAACGGTGTATTCGGTGTAACCGAAGGCGCAAATGTGAGCACTATTTACGACTTTGCATTAAATGATTACATTGAATTACAGGCAGCCCTTGGATCAGGTACAGGAACCACTTCAGGCGATGGCACACTACAAAACTTTTGGGCGGTCAAATTATGATAATTGAAAAGCAACTTCAACCTAATTTTAACGGTGTCTTATTTGAAAATGACCATGCTTGCACAGTTTATATATCTGGCAATGTTTTATTTTTTAGCATTAGCAAAGACATAAAAAACCTAGATCAGTTAATTGCAGACAATGTAGCAAAGAATAATGAAGCGGCTGCATTGTTGTAATGAAGCCAAGATTGAGCAAAGCAGCAACTCAACTTCGTGAACAGTTCGATGACTGCTTCAGCGATCGTGATCGCACCTCAGACGGCTGGATCGGTGATAGTCGGCACTCAGCTCGTAAGTCTGACCATAATCCAGATGAGCAAGGTTGGGTTCGTGCCATCGACGTTGACCGCGATCTATCCGGTAAAGCAAAGCCAGACCTCATGCCCGATGTGGCAGATCAACTTCGTCTCTTGGCAAAGTCTGATAAACGCATCTCTTACATCATCTTTGCAGGAAAGATTGCCAGTTCTAAAAAGGGTTGGACTTGGCGAACTTATGAAGGAATTAACAAGCACGATCATCATTGCCACATATCTTTCACTAGCAAAGGCGATGAAGATGGCTCGTTCTTTAATATCCCACTACTAGGAGCAACCACATGAATATGAAGCACCCAGCAATAATCTCTATCGGAGCATTCTTAGCAGTATGGGGTACAACCTCTAACTTCTCACTCGACTATCGTGCGATCCTTGGCTCGATCGTTGCCGGTATCTTTGGTTATGCCACTCCTAAACGATGAACACAACAGACTACTTAAATCTCTATATTGCCACACTTGCGATAGTCGGTGGCTTGGCTGGGTATGTGATCACTCACTTGCTCTCGGAGATCAAACGCCTTAATGCGCGTGTCGATGAGATATATAACATTCTTCTAGAGCGATAATTTTCACATGGCTCGCAAGAAGGTCATCGACCTAGACACCTACTCAATGCTAGATCAGTATTGCATTGGGCTAAACGAGTACTACAAATCGCTGCGCAGGGCTGGGTTCGATGTTGAGACTGCACTTTGCATCTTACTTGAACCTGCTACCTATCCAGCAACTATTCTCCCTGCGCCTAATTGGTTGCCACAACTCCCCGACCGCATCCCCTATGACGATGACGATGAGGATTAACAATGAAGCGCACCGTAATAGTTCCAGACTTACAAGTCCCCTATCACGATGAAGTAGCAGTAAGAAATGTTGCATCTTTTATTAAGGCATACCGCCCAGATAGCGTCATTACTCTGGGAGATGAAATCGATCTCCCACAGATCAGTCGTTGGACAGAAGGAATGCCAGGTTGGTTCGAGCAGACCCTTGGAGATGATCGAGACGCAGCTGTAGAAGTTTTATGGTCTTTGGTCGAGCATTCCAAAGAGGCACACATGATCAGAAGCAATCACACCGATCGTCTTTACAATGTGATCATGAAGAAAATACCGGCATTCTTAGCGCTGCCAGAGTTACGCTTTGAGAAGTTCCTTAAACTGGATGAACTAGGCATTACCTATCACAAGAAGCCATACGCCTTTCAGAAGGGCTGGGTAGCAGTTCATGGAGATGAGCAGGGCATTAACCCTAACGCAGGTCTGACAGCCCTTGGAGCCGCTCGTAGGCATGGTTTTAGCGTCATCTGTGGTCATACTCACAGGGCTGGCATGTCAGCCTTTACAGAGGCATCTGGGGGCAAGGTCGGGCGTATCCTTCGTGGCGTAGAAGGTGGGCATCTTATGGATGTTCGCAAGGCTGGCTATACCAGAGGCACAATGAACTGGCAGCAGGCATTCGTGCTAGTCGAGGACACGCAAGTAACTCTAATCAACCTTGAGAAGGATGGCACATTCGTGGTCAATGGGCGCAGGTATGGACGATCTCGATAACGACATAACTTGGTCAATAGATGACGCAATGGATGAGATGGAATTGTTACCGTTTCGTTATACAAGACAACGCAAAACTGTCTGCTAGTTATGCAACACTTATGTCAAGAAGCTGCGAAGGGCGCAGCAGAAGGGCAGTAAATGTCAATACTAGAGTTAATACTAATAGCAGGGGCAATCCTCATATTCTTTATGGGGTACAAAATAGGNCACAGAGATGGCTACATTGTTGGGCGTAGAGCAGTACGCAAGTTCTANGAGCANCGCGATCAGGTCAGAGCATGATGGCGCGTGATTACCTCAACGAAGCAAGAGCAACGATCCAAGACAGAGGTCTCGACTACGGTCATCCTTCAGACAATATGGCTAGAACAGCAGCCCTCTGGTCGAGTTTCCTTGAAATGCCGATTACAGATTATCAAGTTGCGACGTGTATGGCACTCGTCAAAATAGCCAGAAGCATGGAGTCAGCCAAGGTTGACACTTATGTCGATGCAGTTGCTTACCTAGCCATTGCCGGACAATTACACACAGAGGAGAATGAACTTTATGTTTAACCTCGAAGATTATGAAACAGTCGAAGAACGCTTAGTTAAGTTTTGGAAGGATCACCCAGATGGTCGAATTGACACTACTTTGGTTGAGTCAACGCTTCAGCGATTTATTGTTAAGGCTTCTGTGTTTAGAACTGAAGTGGATGCACAGGCTTGGACAACTGGCTATGCAGAGGAAACCGTCAGCACGCGAGGAGTTAATTCTACGTCGGCGCTTGAGAACTGCGAAACGAGTGCGATTGGTCGTGCATTGGCTAACGCAGGCTATGTTACGAAAGGCAAACGCCCAAGCCGCGAGGAGATGTCTAAAGTCAAAGCTGCTGAACCAAAGCCTTTCGCAGAGAAGTTAGCAGACAAGATCACAATGCCTGCTGAAGATGATCCTTGGTCAATTAAGGCAGTACAACCTGCTGGCACGATTAGCGATGCAGTTGCATTAGTAACTGAAGTCATGGGTGCAAGCAAGATAGATAATGACATTCCTCGATGTAGGAATTGCCACGATCACAAGCCTATGGACTGGAAGACCGGCATAAGTGCCAAGACTAAAAAGCCATGGGGCAAGTTTGACTGCTATGTGTGCAGAGATGTTATCTGGTACAACATTGCAGCCGATGGCAGTTGGAAGCCGCAAGAGGTAAGAGCATGACTCTACAATTTATGAACCAAGATGGTGAGTGGGAGAAGTTCCCAGATGACTCAGAATTATATGAGATGGCGCGCCATCGAGAGATGCTCAATGCGCTACAAGTTAGGATATTGTGCCATCTATGCAACGAGCCAGTACCAAGCACAGAGTTAGCATTCTGGACAGAGGGCAAAGCAATCACATGGTCATGCAAGAACTGTCACGCTGTCAATGAGTCAAAGCCGTAAACACAGAGGCTTTCGCACAGAGCGTGTAGTNGCAGAGTATCTACGGCGCTGGTGGNAAGGTGCTGTGGTGGGTCGAGGTTCTGGGCGAGACATACTCAATGTTCCGTTCGACTGCGAGGTTAAGGCGCGCACAGGACTTGATCCAGTCGGCACACTGCGCCAGATCGAAACTAGGACAGCCAAAAGCGGCTTATTAGGGTTCGCTTGCTTTAGGCTCAATGGGCAAGGTGATACAAAGCCAGATGAATATGTGGCAATGCTTCGCCTTGGCGATCTGGTGCAGCTGCTGATCGATGCCGGATACGAGAAGCGCAAGGATGTAGTAAATGAGTCAGATATTAAGCGATGTGCCCAATGTGGAGAATGGACAATAAATGATCCATGCAACTGGTGTGAGGATCAGTAATGCCTATTTATGAGTTTGAATGCACTAATGATCTATGTGAGAGCAATCTCAGGTATGACAAGGAGTTAAAAATACATGAACCACACGATGTTGAATGCGGCTTCTGTCATGAACCGATGCGCAAGATATACAGCTCTTTCGGTATCTCGTTTAAGGGAACTGGCTTCTACAGTACGGATAAATAGATGAAACTTTGCATAGCAGACCCACCTTACTTGGGCAGAGCAGTTCGATGGTACGGAGCAGGTGGCTGTGGCAATGGTCGTGGTGGCGGTCAAGCAGACAACCACCCTGAGGCATATCTATGGGATATGCCAGAAACCCATATAAACCTAGTAAAAGAATTGCAAGATAATTATGATGGTTGGGCTATTGCCATGACTGTTCACAGTTTAAGTACTTACATGCAAGCAGTAGAAACTAATTCCAGAAACGGTATTCGCGTTTTAAGTTGGGTTAAATTTGGTTCAGTTCCCTCTGGTAATAGAATACTGAACACATGGGAACCGGTGTTAATTCAAGTTCCTTTATCTCGCAAGAATTACAAATCTGGCAAAAGTATGCGAGATGTATTAGAAGCTGCACCTTTGCGATCTAATTTCATTGGAGCAAAACCTGAAGCATGGACACATTGGTTGTTAGATGCGCTTGGTTATCAAGAGGGCGATGAAGTTATAGATATGTTTGGCGGATCGGGAGCAATACAAAATGCGATTAGCACATATTAAGACACGCCCTTCTAGCAGGACTTATGCGGATGTGTTAGATGCCTTTGGTACACTATCGGCTAGAAGCCCTCAAGGCTTCAACTCGCGCCTGAAAGGCGTAGCGCGAGAGTTAGCCATTGTTATTGGGATATCTCTATCTATTGCAGGTATGCCTAGAGTAGAGGCTTCAATAGTGCCAATAAAACTATTAGCTGCTAAGCAATTAACTGATCAACAATACAAGTGTCATAATGAGATTATCTTTCGTGAGAGTAGTTGGAATATAGATGCAGTAAATGGCAGTCATTATGGTTATTACCAGTTAAAGATTAAGGCAGTACAAGGTAAGCCTTATGACTATCAGTTCTGGATGTATTGGTATTATGTAGCACACCGGTATGGGGTTACTAAGTATGATGAGCCTAACTACTGCAATGCACTACTACATCTAAAGACTAAGGGTTGGCAGTAATGCCTAGATCAGGTGTAAGACCAATGTGTCAATGTGGAGAACCATGCCGCAATAACGGCAGGGCTAAGTCTGGATTAAGGTTATGGGATAGACATTGCTGGAGATGCAGAGAGCAAGGCTATCGAGTATATAAGAAAGATTATTGTGAGGAATGTGGGTTTAAGGCTATCCATGCAGTACAGCTCGATGTAGATCACATAGATGGCAATCACCTCAATGACGATGTATCTAACCTCATGACCCTATGTGCTAACTGCCATAGACTAAAGACTCAGATCAACAGAGATCACTTACCTAACAGAGGTGAGATAACCATTATCAACAATGGACAGTTAGAGTTAAACTTATGACTATGCCTAAGTCTAAAGACCCAAGAGATAGCAGACAATGGCGAGCCTTGAGGTTACGCATACTGGCAAGGGATGGCTACACCTGTGGGTACTGTGGGGCAGATGGAGCAGACACAGTTGATCACATACTGCCAGTCAACCAACACCCAGATCAAGCCATGAGTCCTGACAACCTGATAGCAGCATGTAGGACGTGTAATTCACGCAAGGGATCACGCTCACAAGGGGTTTTTTTAGGTAGCAAGTTAGC